ATAATGGCATAAGAGTATAAGAACAGGGGGTTAGTATAGGTTAGTATAGGTTGTTATTTAATACTTCTCCATTCTCTTTTCCTTCTAATTCTCCCATAAAACCACACAATCACAAATAGATATAAGAAAGCGTCTTAATATAGCCCAAATAGCCCGTTATTATAAGAATAAAGCTGATTATAAGCTTAAATTAAGCATAAAGAATGTCGCATAAGGTCTATTGTGCGACATATAGGGGGGGGGTAGTCCCCCCGAGAAGAGTTTAAGGAAGAAGGATTATAGTTATAACCCTCTCCCAGTACGTAATATAAAAAATAGAACCTAAAACCTATGACTAAATGTAAAAACTGTTTAACAGATATAGAACAAATTAAGGGTAAAAAAGAACGGATTTTCTGTTCTAACAAGTGTAGAATTGCTTTTAATAGAAAGATACTTAAATCCGAACATTCAAATCCGAACACCGAACAAATCAAATCCGAACAGGGTAATCCGAACAAACCAGAACCGCCCAAGATACAAGCAGGTATTTGCCACGGATGCGGACGGAAAATAATTGATATTAAGGAACAATACAGAGCATGGGTTAATAGCGTGGGGAACGAGAAAGACATACAAAGCATACAAAGCATCAACAATATCTGTATTTGTTTGCCCTGTGTTCAAAAGGGCATTACTCATAAAGGTCTGGGATTAGATATTAAAAAATGCGAATACAAAGCATACAAAGCATTATGAATTTAATTAAAAAGATATTAAGTAAGATATTAAATATATTTAAAAAGGCGGAAATAGAGGAAACAGAGGATAAATCAGAAGTAAAGGTTATCCAGCCGTATGATTTGGAAAAAGACCAAGAGAATCAAAGGCAAAAGCAAGAGGAGGAAAATAACCTGCCTCATCCTATTAATGAATAAAATAAATAGATGTACTACCAAACAGAAGAATTTTGTCAGAGAATTGATTTTAGGCAAAGACCCTGGTAATGCCACTCAGGCGGCTTATGATACTTATAATGTTAAAACCAGAGTTAATGCGGGAAAGCTGGCTAATGCTAATCTGAAAAAACCCAGCATTAAAAGAGAAATAGAGTTGGTAATGGAACAATACAAAATTACTGATGATTTCCTTATAAAGAAAATGAAAAATGGGATGAATGCCAAAGTCATCACTAATTATAAAGGAGAAGCTGAAGAGACCGATATTCCTGATTACGCTATTCAGCATAGGTATTGGCAGGATGCGGCTAAGATGAAAGATATGTTTCCAGTTGAAAAATATGAAAGCCGCAATTATAATGTTGATTTAATGCTGGAGACGATGAGTAAGAAGGAAATAGCCCAATTATTAAAAGACCAATTAAAACAATTAAATGAAACTTCAAACTACAAATCAAGAAGAAAAAGAAATGATGAAGGACATAGTCAAAATGATAAAACAGCAGATATTGCTGACCAAGCTGGATATACGGCAGTTGGAAAGAACCAAGATATTGGCTAAGGATAATCAGCTTACCCAGCTGACTAATCAGTTGAGTCAAGCTTATGCCATAAAAGAATCATTGGATTTAAGGCTTCAGACGGCAATAGATATGATGACTGAGTAATACATTGTATTATGAAAGATGATATTATTATATCTGGTTTGATGAGGAAAGCCCGCAGAGATAAAGCCAGAGATGATATAGAATACTTTGCTGATTATTATCTGCCTGATTTTTCCAAAGATAAAACGCCTCATTTTCATAAAGAAATCCGCCAATTATTAAAAAAAGAAACCCGATTGGCTATAGCTGCTCCAAGAGGATTCGCCAAATCAACCATAGTTCAGATTATATACGCTTTACATTGCTTGCTCTTTAATGAAGACGAAGATATATTAAGCATTTCCCAGTCCCAGACAATGGCTGAAGAATGGATACGCAAGATTAAGTTTGAATTAGAAGGAAACACCAGAATTAAAGAGGATTTCGGAAATTTGCTTCAATGGGGGGAAACTGAAAGCAAGAGATGGACTTCAGACCATATCCTTATCCAGAAAGATGGACGAGTTCATTCCCAAGTAAGAGCCAGAGGTCGGGGCTGTCAGGTAAGAGGCTTGAGACCGACCAAGGTATTCTGCGATGATTTGGAAGACGATGAGCAGGTTAGAAGCGATGAACAGCGTAAAATACTTAAAGAATGGTTCTTGTCAGCTCTTATCAATACTTTGAAATATGACCAGCAATTGGTTGTGATAGGAACAATTCTTCATCCTTTATCCCTGCTGTCGGAGATTATAAATAAAAAAACAAAAGAATTTGAGAATTGGTCAATTAAGAAATATACTGCTATCCAGCCCGATGGAAGTTCATTATGGGAATCCAGATTTCCGATAGAAACCCTTAAAAGCAAGAAATTGGAAATTGGAACTCGTATGTTTGAACAGGAGTTCCAGAACAACCCGATTGCTTCAGACAGGTGTTTGTGGGACCCGAAATGGATTAAAACTTATGACAAACTGCCTGAAATAAAGGTGAAGTTTGTAGCTTTAGACCCAGCCGCCTCGGAAAAAGAATCAGCCGATTATTCCGCTTTATGCTGTATGGGGGTAGGATATGACAATAATATTTATGAGATAGAGACCAGCAGAGGTCATTGGGGCACATGGGAGCTCATAGACAGATGTATTAACTTTTATCTGAAGCATAAACCAATCAGGTTCGGGATAGAAGAAGTTGCTTTCCAGTCGTTTATAAGACCAGTTTTGCTTAAAAAGGCGGAAACAAAAGGAATAAGATTACCCATAGAACGGCTTACTTTAGGAAGATATACTGGAAAGGAAAAAGAAAAAAAAGACCCCAAAGACAAATATACCCGTGCTTTATCAGTAGTTCATTATTGGGAACAAGGATTAGTATTTTTAAAAACTCAAGATTTAATAGATGAAATATCAGTATTTCCCACTGGTTCAAACGATGATATGGTTGATGCTTGTGTCTGGGCGATAAAGATGATTATGAAACATTCGCCTGTTTCTATAAAAGTGAGTGAACCAGTCAAAAAGGAAATAAAGGGATTTACGATTAAAGATAATACTATGCCTTGTTTCGCTTCAATTAACGACATATTTAAAAATTATGGCAAAGATTGGAGGATAGGAGCATAGGAGTATGAAAAAAACAAAAATACAATGTGAAAATTGCGGAGAACCGATAGAAGTTATTTATTATAAAAATAGATGGGTGGAATGGTTTAAGGGATATTGCGAGATATGCGGATACAGATTTCAATTAAAGGATGCTGAATTTGATTACATCCAGCCCGATAACCCTCTTTTTGACCTTATTTATAAATACCACCCTGAATGGGAAGTAGAAAAGAATAAAAAGGTTCAAGCTTGGGAAGAAGAGCAGCGTAAAGAAGAATTGGAGGAAAAATATTATAATATGTATAAATCATCCAAGATTAAACCTTGGGAGAAAAAAAGTTTAGATAAAATAGTATTAAAGGAGAAATAAAATGGCAAAATATATACACGATGAAATAATGCCAAAAGCATACGAAACACCGACAATAAGGACTTCTGATGAAGAGTTGTTGGGAATTGCCGTTGCTTGGCACGAAGAAAGCAAGAAATACCACGATGAATTGGAAAAAATCTGGAAACAAAATGAGAATTATTATAAAGGAAATCAGACCTTTATGGAAAAAGTGCCTTCTGATATGTCCAATGCCGTCCAGAACCAGATTTTTATGGGCGTAGAAACTGTTATTCCTATAATTACGGCTAATTCACCTCAATTTATATCTGAACCGCCTGAAGAATCCGATGTTTCTATAAGATATGCCACTGCCCTTCAAAAAGTGCTGGGAATCCAATATGAAACCCAAGATGTCCGAACCTCTGGGGAAATGATAATGAGGCATATGATAATTTACCGCTTGGGTTGTTGGAAAGTATTTTGGGATGATAAAATAGATGACTGGAATCATAAATATGTCAGACCGCAGAGGCTTTATTTTCCTAAAGTTGCCATTGAATTGCCCTATATAATGGAGCAGGTTGATATTACGGCTGAAGAATTCAGGGAAACTTGGGGAGATGAAAAGTTTAAAAAGTTTCTTGAACACGGGGGACAAGAATTTGACCCCAATTTATTGGATAAGGTTCAGGGAATATGGACAATTTGGGAGATATGGACAAAAGATATGGTTTTCTGGAAACACGGAGGTCTTATTATAGATAAAAAAGAAAATCCATATTATGATTTTAATAATAAGAAAAATAATCATTTTAATGAACCGAAGATACCATATATTTTGGCTTCGGCTTTTCGTTTAGGAAGTTCTCCAGTTGGGGATACTGACCTTATCCAGCAGACAATTCCAATTCAGGATACTATCAATGTTACTAACAGGTTGATTATAAATAACGCCAGTAAGACAGGAAATGCTCAGTGGTATATTGATTCTGAAGTAATGTCGGAAGAAGAAGCCAATACCAAGATTACCAATTCGTGTGGATTGATTATCTATGGAGCTAATGTGGCTAATCCTAATATGCTTAGAAGAGACCCGCCCCCAGCTTTGCCTAATTATATCCCAGAGTTGAAAATAATGGCGGAAAGGGCTTTTGACAACATCTTCGGCACTCACTCTACCACCAGAGGAGAAAGAGGACAGGAAGAGACATTGGGAGGCAGGATATTGCTTAAACAGGCTGATTTGGGAAGAATAGACCTTTTAGTGCGGGAATTTGAGAGAGTGGTAGCCGTATTGGGCAATTGGGGCACTCAACTGATGAAATTGAATTATCGCAAAAAGAGAACATTCAGAAGTTATGGAGAAACAGGAATAACTTTTGTGGAGTTAATGTCGGATATGATAGAAAAAGGAGTTAAAGTAGTTAT